AATCAATACTGCATCCGCATACGTCAATGTTGCTGATGAAGAATCAGTTACTGCTGCCCCAAATAACATGCCAAAGGTAACAGTAACTTCTGTTGCACTTGCAGGTTCAGCTCTTGATGGTTCAGCTCCAAATGCTGCAGCTTATATTGCTGCACTTGGTACTTTTGATCCTATTCAAAATCCAATCGTATTCAATGCTCCAGATGCAGCGTATCTATCAGATGAAGCGCTTGGCGCAGCAATTCAAACTGCTGTAGCAAGTTATGCTGAAGATCGTGGAGATGGTTTTGCAATCATCGACATTCCTTCAGGACTTTCTGTCGCTGATGCTCTAGATGCTGTTAAGGCAAACCTAGGTGCTGCAACTGGTGCACAAGCCGCTGCATACTACCCATGGTTGTTAATCCCTAACACACTTCGTGCAACTCCAGGCGCAACTCGCCTTCAGGCTCCAGGTGCAGCTATGGTCGGAATGTATCTTGCAACAGATGCTTCACGTGGCGTATTTAAGTCACCAGCAGGTATTGGTAGCCGTTTAGCTCTTGCAGTTACAACTGAAAAGCAGCTTACAAATACTGAGCTTGATACTTTAAATGTGGACTCAACTCCACTAAACGCTATTCGCCAGATTCCTGGCGCAGGCATTGTTTCAATGGGTGGTCGCACACTATTGAACACACCAAATGATCGCTACATCAACGTACGTCGCTCCTTGATTTACATCAAGAAGGAAATGACAGACCGTTCAATGTTTGCAGTCTTTGAGAACAATGACGAACGTCTATGGTCCCGTATTCGTACCGCACTAGGTGCTTTCTTGCAGTCATACTGGCAGCAAGGTGGTCTTCGTGGCGCTACAACTAAGGAAGCGTTCTTTGTGCGATGCGATAGCTCAATCAATAGTTTTGCAGATCTACAAAATGGTCGCATCAATATTGAGGTTGGCGTTGCACTCGAATATCCAGCAGAGTTCGTTGTGATTAAGCTTTCACAACTAACCGGAACCGCTTCGGCGTAAGGAGATAAACAAAAATGGCTGATACACCATCAACATTTGACAAGCCACAGAGTACCTTAATGACGGATCCGATCCGTAATTTTAGATTCGCTGTGACTTTTGAACCAATTGACGGATGGACTGACGGTGGTCTTGGAACAATGGGATTCGTCTCAGTTTCAGGTATGACCGCATCTATCGAATCAATTGCATACCGTGAAGGCGGATTCAATACCAACGTTCACCAGATCCCTGGTCAGACATCCTTCACACCAATCACATTCTCTAAGGGAATTATGCTTGGTCAAACATCCAGTTCAAAGTGGATGAAGCGCATCTTCGCACTACTTAGCCAGAATGCAACTGCTGGCGTAGGCGCAGGATTCCGCTGTAACGTTAAGATCCAGGTACTAAGTCACCCTAACCCATCTGGTTGGACCTCTAATACAGGTACAGGCGGAGTAGGGGCACAGACAGGAACAGCATCAACTGCTGGTCCTGGAGGACAACACGTCTCTATGGAAATCAAGGTATACAACGCTTGGATTACATCCTTGTCATATGGATCACTTGATGCTGGTGCAAACGCACTCATGGTAGAAGAAATGACTATCGTGCATGAAGGATTTGACGTCGCAATTGCCTCAAACTACGGAACAAGCGCAACACATACTGCGTAATTAAACTGAAAAGGAACACAATATGGTCACTCAAAAGATTACAAGTGCGGAAGATCCAAAGCTAGCCTCTAAGCTAGCTACGGAAGCTATTCAGGCTGTTACTCAGGAGGTAGTATCGGTATCAGAGGAATCTGATATTCAACTACCTCCTGATACAACAGTAGATTTACCTGGTGGATTGTTTGATCCAATTGATGGAACAACCAAGACAGCAGAAGTTAGAGAACTAAACGGAGCCGATGAGGAAGCTATCGCTAAGACCTCAGATATGGGCAAAGGATTACTTACAATCCTAGAACGTGCCACTATCAAACTTGGTGATAAGAAGCCTACAAGAGAAGATCTTGACTCATTACTAGCTGGGGATCGTGAGATGCTCCTACTAGCAATTCGTAAGGTTACATTTGGAAACATAGTTAAGCTTGGACCTGGTGCTTGCCCATCATGTGGGGAAGAACAGATCTTTGAAGTTAATTTAACAAATGATGTAAAGATAAAGCAGCTTGAGAACGACGAACGATATTTTGCGGTTGACTGTAAGGTAGGCGAAGTAAAGGTTAGCCTTCCTGATGGTGGAGTACAAAAAGAGATCGTAAGCTCTAGCAACAAGACAACTGCTGAGTTGGACACAATCCTACTTAAGGGTTGTGTTTCATCAATAAACGGACTACCGGTCATGTCTGTAAATCAGATCCGTGACCTAAGTATTAATGATCGTAGAACAATCCTAAACGCTATATCAGATCGCAACCCTGGTCCACAACTTAGTGAAGTAAAGAAGAACTGTCAGGCATGCGGCCAGGAGGTGCCGCTCCCGCTAACATTAGCGGACTTGTTTTGATGGTGAGGTAGATTATGTAGTTCTGGTTAAGACTATTGACATGTTGGCTCAATACTATCCAGGATGGACATTATCAGATCTCAAATCTTTAACTCCAAGAGAACGAATGACTTGGTTAAATCAAGCTGTGTTAAGACCTAAGGTGGTGAGTAGATAATGGCAGGACAGAATTCAGTTAGACCTTCTGATGAACAAGGTCCTATTACCACGTCCTCATCCAGTGGTTTTGGCTTTGAAAAAGCCTTAAATAAAGGGATTGAAAAAGCTGTAAAAGATATTGAGAAAATTGCCAAATTTCTTCTTGGTGCTGAAAAGTCATCTGAGAAGATAGGTAAGAACTTATCGGGTAAAACTGGGTCCAAAGACATGGGCCTTGGTATGGGAGAGTCTCCTGTATACGGATACAACTCCGTATGGAAGTCAATGTCTGGTGGTCAGAAAATTGGGCTTGGCGCCCTAGCTGTTGGCGCTACAGCCATGTCTATGGCACCAAATACAATGAATGCTGTCACGCAGAGAATCGCTGCAGATACAACTGCTGGCGTGAGCGGAATGGCAGCCACTGGTCTTATTGGCCAATCTAATAGACTTGTTGGTAACGGCGCTACCAGCGCAATGGGACCAACAATGTCCGCAATGGCCCTTGCTTATCAGGGTGGCTATACAGCAAATTCGTTAAGCTCTAAAAATATTATGGGGCAACTTGCAGGTGTTTCTGCAATTACTGGTATGCCAAATGAGCGTGCAGCTGCAGCTGTAGCTAGCGCTAATGGTATGAACTTCCTTCGTGCAGGTATTCGTCTTCGTAATCCAGATGGAAGCCAAAAAGCACCTAGTGCAATGATTAATGACGTGTACAACTTCTTGTACCGTGGACGAAAGATTAGCTCCCAGGAAGCGATGCTTGCTTTCCGCCCTGGATCTCGTAGCTACTACTCTATTCAGCAAATGGCTGGTGGGGATCAAAACCTTATGCAGGTTTTGCAGGCAGGCGTTTTGGCCCGTGCTAATTCCGGTGCCCCTCTTACCGCAGCAACTTTAAGTAACGCACAAAAGTCATTAGACACACTTGGTGTAGGAAAAGATAGCCCAGTTCGTGCAATGTTTAAATACAACACAAGTGAGGCTAAAGTACTTCAAAGTACTCAAAAAGGATTAGTAGGCGGATACAACGCAGGGCTTGATACCGCAGCAGGATTAAACAATGCTTTTGCTAGCGTAGCTGAAGCAGCTGGTGGAGTAACGACGGCTCTTATGGGCCTTAAAGGTTTTTTACAAACATTCCCATCAGCAGGTAACGTAGCTGGAACCGCATCAGGATTAGCCTCAGGTGCTGTAGGAATGGGTATGAATGTTCTTCAAATGAGGGCCGCAGGAAAAATGTTAGGTGTTGGTTCTAAAACTGGTAGCCTATTATCAAATGCAGGTAAATTTGGAAAAGCAATACCATTTGCAGGAGGCCTCCTTTCTGCTGTTGGTGGGTACGCATCTAGAAAAGGACATCAAGGTTTTAATTGGGGTTCATTAATTGGGGCAACAGCTACGGGAGCGGGTCTTGGCGCACTTTCTGGTGCAGGAGTTTTGTCTGCTCCCGGTGCTCTATTAGGTGGTTTAGTTGCTGGTGGTGGGAATCTTTTAGGTCAATTATTTGCTAGTTCTCAAGCACAAGGTGGAGAAGCCGGTGGATACTCACAAGGACCTGCTGGTGCACAAGCTCCGGCCTCTGGACATCTTATGTCTCCTGTACCTGCTGGTGCTCGTATTACTTCTGGATTTGGTCCACGTAAGGTTACCTATAATTCAAAGGGATTGCCTTCTAGTTCTTTCCACCATGGAACCGACTACGGCATTGTAGAAAATACCCCACTTCGTGCAGTAGATGGTGGAACAGTTTTACGTCAAGGATATGACCCTAAGGGTTATGGAACATATCTTGTAGTACAACACAAGAATAATAAACAATCTTTGTACGCCCATTTAAATAGAGTTGTTGCGGGTGCAGGCAAGAAAGTAAACGCTGGAGATCTACTAGCATTATCAGGTGGACGAGATGGTGCACCTGGTGCTGGAAACTCTAATGGTCCTCACCTACACTTTGAGTACGGCACATCTGTTTCTCCTGGAA